TTTTAGAATGATTCTTAGCCCCGGGGCCAAATGCTTTAGGTGAATTCATCTTTCTAATCTCATCAAAATCGAAGCCAGATCCACGTCCTTCTCCTCTACTTAGACTAAATACTCTTTCTTCTACTTCTTTAGAATATTCATCTCCCATTCTTTCGTAGGTCTCAACTGCTATTTCCCAGAACTGACTTGACTCGAATATTGAAGACATGTTAACTGATGTCATCGCTAAGTCGTCATTTCCATTTTGTCCTCGATATAATCCGCCGGTAGATTTTCCAAAGGAACCAAGCTCAGATATCGTGTACTCATCGTTTGGAATAATTCTATTAATGGAAACTAGATATTTAAATTTTTCGCAGTACTTAATTTTATTAGTTGGCCCTAAACGTAAACCAGGCTTAAAAGAAACGGCAGCTTGAGTATGCTTAGTGTATATTATTTGACCAGGCCAATATTGATCGTTTTCTCTAAACTGATTTAATAGTATATCACCCTTATGGTTTAACTCAAGCACGATTCTAGTATTGTCAGGATTGAATACATTATAGATTATGTTTTCACATGCTATAGTAAACTGGTTTATGTCCAATTGGTTTGACCTCAGATATCCGATCTGAACAAGTGATATTGCGTCTACCTCGTTCTTAACGACTTCCTTCTTCTTAACTAATTCATCGACTGGGAGTGCCACTGTCTTATATATGTTTAAGACTGAATAATCTGCTCCGATTCCATCGGCGGTATCTATACTAAATACATAAATGGAATCATCGCTTTTAAATTGTTCTACTGTCCAATTCGAATACTTTTTATGGAAGAAAATGTATTCATTAAAATAGAACATTTCTTCATTTAAAAATATATTATTATTAACATATTCTTGTTTAATAATATCTAGCTTTCTTAGGTCCTTAGAGTTTAACAATAATTTATCAGAAGAATGAAACTGAAGACCATATTCCTGGTTAAAATCTTCAACCGATCCAAGATCCGCGATCTTCTGTTTCTTCCAATCTTCATCTCTTCCTGGAATTTGCCACCAGTCTACTCTAATTGGATAATAACTAGATTCTCTATTTACTGCATCCTTCCAAATTTCCCAGAATTTATTTTTACCATTAGGGGTAGATGTTATTATGATTCTACCATTTGGATCAGCTGTAACAGTAGGGAATATTGCTCGGTAAAAATCGTCTAGGTTAGCATCATTGATGTGAGCAAACTCGTCGATGTACAACAAATTAACCGTTAAACCAATACCTGATTTCTTAGTTGTTGTTCTACCGACAAGTCTACTATTAGAATCAAATTTGATATTACTTTGATTAATGGTATCGATTCCAGGTTTCATGTAAAATGGAAGACCTTCAAGAGCTATTCTAAATTTATCAATGAGTTCTTTAGTTGTTGTGAAATTATCGGCAACACATAGAGCCGTTTTTTCAGGATGAAATAGTAAAAACCAAAGCATGAAAATGGCAGACGTCACAGTTTTACCTGTTTGTCTACTTGCCATTAGAATATTTAACGGATTATCTTTATATGCTTTTAGTATCTGTTCTTGGAAATCTCTGAGTCCTCCAGCATCCTTTAAAAGCTTTCTACCGCTCGGCGTAGTTATAACACAGTAGTTTATCGCAAAGTATAACAGGCTAGATTTACATTTTGCTAGCTCTTCTATTTCCTCGGGCGTATATTCAAATGGCAGGTTTTCTCTTCTTAGATTTATGTCGTTATCTTTAAATGGAGACATTCCGAGCTTTCTAACATCCTTTACACCGTTATTAATATCATCAACTAATTGATTTATCTTTTCAGTAGTCCAGATATAATTATTCTCCTTAGGATCTCCTCCCATTGCAGATATCCTAGTTGAGGAGAAGCCTCCTGATGTAGACATTATATCCTTCATAGATTAAAATTAAATAATTTCGGTCAAATCGATAAAGTCGTCTCCTTCAGATTGATTATTATCAGTAGATATATCTAAATCTGTTTTCTTTAGAAGATGATCCTTGTTCCTAGGATCAATCAGACTTATGTCTCCCTCTTCATCTGTAACTGTAGATTCAGGCAGACTTTCTATAACGTTCTTAGTTCCAACTGATATAAAAAACTTTCCTTCTGAGGATGATGATTCTACTTTAACTGAGTCCGGATTAGCTGGAGCGTCATTATTAAGCTTTTTATACGTATCTTCTAGAAAAAGAATGTAATTAGCTTGCATTTTGGTTATGTTTGCCATTTTATCCTGCAGCTGTCCCATTACTTCCAATAGTCTTGGATGAGTATTGCCTGAAGATATTTCTTCCATCACTTTCATGATGGTTATCTTTAAAGTTTTGAGCTGAAAAAATAGATTCGATATGTTAATTGTATCTATTTCTTTCTTGTGGCGAGCATAATCATTCTTTTCGAAGATCCCTATATCTACGAAATTTTTAAAAAGGGAATCGGTTATGTTCCTCGCTTTTTCGGTAAATTGATCACTCATCTCCTCAAAATCATGAGCGCTCTCTGCTTGAAGTTCCTCCGACAATTGATTATCAATTAGCATGTCCTCGTTATCGGAACTAATAGTGCTTAATAGATTTTCAATTTCGTTTTTAAGGTGCTTTCTATTTTCTTTGCTTATTTTTCCTTCTGACATTAGTTCAGTTTGTTTTCGTTCTTGTCTACTGCCGGGTTTGCATAGGTTTTAATCATCTTAACTGATTCAATCCATTGATACACAGTATCATTAGCATTCTTTATGAACTTATCGAGAAGCGAGTTAACTCCGAACATTTGTCCAGAAAGGGTTTTCCTAAGGATGTTATCCTTATAATCATATCCAAGGTGAAGTCTTTTTTCCTTTCTCTCGTATATTGGTCTGTATATGCTATCTTTTAACATTCTTACTTTATTTTATATTAGGTCTAGGGACTATGTCTGATATTTTAATATTTACAGCCCCAAGAGAATCTTCAGATATTCCCTCAGCATACTCGTTTCCATATCTATCTTTAAATCCTCCTCTTATTATTGGCAATTCCTTTCTAACTATTATAATATCATTATACTCATCTAATCCCGTTAGATCTGCATTTGAGTCTTTGATTTTAGCGAGCTCATTTTTCTCAGATACTATTGTAATTGCTACTGAATCAACTCCATTAACCTCTTCTACAACCTTAATTAGATCACTTTTTGGAATTCTAGTTCTTCTAGTGTTATTAGTAAAGTATGCTCCAAGGGAGTTATATATGTCTCTCTTAATGATGTCAATTGTAATATCATCAAATACTATCATGCTTAGGTTTATAATATATCTGGTTACGATAGGGTCTACTATTTTTAAATCGGTTGAAATCAGTTTACTTCCTGATTTTTCTAAGTATCTTAGCAGTTGAGTTTTTTGATATTGACTCATTCTAAATATATCTAAATCAGCTCCGAAATAATCCTGGGAATTTGAAAAGCTTTTCTGGATATTTGGTATCAAAAATAAATTCATCATTCTCTCATCCTCAGGATCTAGATAAACCGATATTAATGAGAATATATTAAGTCGTCTTAATACTATCTCGTAATGATCCGGATTAACCAGGGCAAAGCTTTTAGAGTGATTAGGTGCAATCAATCTAGTTAAGTCAGATGATTCCGGATTTGCGCCAAACATTGGGGGTTGTTCAGTTGATACTATGATGTAATCGTTTAATTCGACCTCATCTCCATTTAAGCTAAATCCAGTGTCTTCAAATTCAAACCTAACCGTTTTTGGATCGTTGGTTCTAATGTTTCCACCAGGTCCTTCAGTTATAAGATATTCTATAATTATTTCAGATCCAGCTTTAGGTATAAGACCGTAATATGTATTTCCAAAATATATGTCCAATCCTGTGGTTATACCGGTTTTAGTGATGTATCCCTTTGCTCCAAACGGGATATCTAAAATCGAATCATATTTTTTCCATTTTTCTCCATTCACATATACATTAACGTAAAAATTATCTATGAAGAAATTTTGAGGGCTCCCAATAGAAAAACTTTCAAGAGGAAGTCCTCTTGAAACAACAGTCTGTGTTTCTAAGATTCCTTGTCTTACTTGAATCTTAATCCCGTCATCAGAGCCGACTAAAGAGAACTTTACCTCATCTTGTGGAAGATCGAGTATATATGTTAGTCCGTTGTTTTGACATGTTAATCTAGTCATGTTTGGAATAATAACTTTGTCAACTGGAACTTCTTCTGCATTTTCGTTTATTCTAAGTGAAATTTCTCCAATCGAAGACATTGCTCTGCTTGGATTGTGACCTGATAAACTTGCAAGAGAATATACTGAAGTTAACCTGGTTGCCTCGTTTATGTTTAATTCAGTTATCGAATCTTCGATATAGTAGAAGATAAGTTGAGTTAAATTCTCTAGGACAATTAGCATTTGACCAAAGGGGGAAGCCGCAGTAAATACAGATCTGCTCTGGTTGAACTTGTTAGTCAAGTATTGAATGCTATCTAAGGCAATGTCCTGAATTGAAGCCTTAAATGATCTTAATATTCTATAATTTGAGAATGACTCTGCCATCTAATGTGTCTATTTGTATTATTTATACCGGATTTATAGGAAGCGTTCGATAGTAGATTTATTTACTTCGGCACCCAAATAAATAAAATAAAGTCAGTAAAAGCATATGCAGTTTAATCTGGACAAGACTGGTTTATACGAAAACTCGAGCCTAACCTTTAAATTTGAATTTAGGTCTCCAATGAGACGTCGAGATATGGCATCTAAACTTTCTAGAAACACTGGAAAGACCGTCAAATGGTTTAAGGGTGTGAACGAGTCGTTTAAGCCAAATGCTAATACGTTCAAATTAACTAATAAGTATTCACATAATTCCAAGATTTTTGTATTTGAGACTGGTTTAGTTCAATATAAGGACGCAATGAGACTGATGCTTCAGACCATGAATATTATAGAATCATTCGGGTATACTGATGATCGATGCGAAATGCAGGTAGGAATAGCGTTAAACGAAAAGGCTCTAGAATTACCAGTTGGGATGTCAAAGTTGAATAAGTTTAAATATTTGATAGGTTTAGACGAATCTGATATATTAAAAACTTGGAATACTGAAGACACTGATCGTAAGAAGATAGCACAGAGCACTTATTTCTACTTCCATGCTAAGAATCCATATGATACTTACATTTCAAGCTCAATTGTTGAGAGGGTGAACGTAGATGCTTTTAACTTTCCTGAGTCTGACTTTTTCGGATCAAGCTTTAATAGACTTGGAGAAGGAATATTAGATATCACGTACATTGGAGGCAAAGATTATCACAAAAAGAAAAAGGAAGCATCCTTCACGATTAATAAGATTATCTCAAGACTTCATGATACTCTTTCAGATAACTTTTCATATAATGTTGACGAAAAGAGAAAGTTGGAAACTCTAGTATCAGAGTATAAGAAGTCAGTTCTTAATACCAAGTCCCCTCTTAACTTAAGAACTAATTATCCTAACATCAACTTGTACTATGATCTTAAATCAGTGGACTATTTAATTGAATCTAACTATAATTCCCTAAGGGAAAAGATTTTTGATCTTGTAATATTCGGAGGGGTTCACATCGCAGATATCAACTGGGATAATACCAGAAAGATGATGCAAGTAAAGGATGCTTCAATAGGTAAGAGTGTTGTAATTGAAGGAGTTGAATTCTACAACTGTGAAATTGAGGCCGATGCTAAGAATTGTCTCTTTAGCGGATGCACTATAAAGAATTCTAAAATAGAAAACTGCGACATAGTATCTTCAAACTACGTTAAGAATTCGAAGATCATAGAATGTAAATATCATTCAGACGACAATATTATATCTAATAGTTATTTAGACAACGATCCAAAGAACCTCATAGGTGGAGATCTTAAGGGATGTCTAGTAAATAGAGGTTCATTTAGACTAGGATCAACTGTCGATAGTAAGACTGAGATAATCAACCGCTAACTTTATTATTATTTCATCCAAGAACTGCATTATTTCCTAATAAATAAACTAAAATAGTAGGATATAGATGTCAGTTTACAATAATCTAAACAGCGTCAAAAAGCTGAGTAACTCAAGCGTGACGTCTATCGTTGATGTCACGAACTTAAACTTCAAGAAGTTATCTGACGCGAATTTAGAGTTTTTAAGCAATATAAAATACGACGAAAGTGCAAATACAATTTCCTTGAATAAGGGAACTTTCACTTACGTCGATATAACTGATACTCTTTCTCTGAAGGTAAATGGAATTCCAACATTTACAATTGATTCTCTAGGTAGAGCTGAAGGTAAGGAGATACTCGTAAATGTAGCAGAAACAAAAAGACAGAGGTTTACAGACTTCCCAAATTGGCCAGATGAGGGCGTTCCTGGTGAAATCATATACACCGGAAT